ACGACATAATGATTGGCCACATTGCAGACGATTCTGTTCTTTCTAGCATTAGAGCTTAATACCTTATCAAACTCCTTGACTACGTATTTTGTATTGTCTAGCTTTCTAGGCTGTTTCATTTTAACGAAACCATATTTAGCTAGAATTCGCTCTGTGACCTGTCTAGACGATGGGTCATATTTGGTCTTCAAAGACTCTTCGAATTGTAGTCTCAAAGCCTCATCCCAAGTAATACCAAGAGCATAGCTAATAGCCCTGGTAGAACAGTCGCCGGTCTTACGACCTTTTGGGTTCATATTAAGTTGATTAAATCTAAGCATACACAACCTCCGCTTGTTATATTATACGATATCGACTATGGAGATGTAAACATAAAATTAAAAAAAGACCAACGAAATGTTGGCCTTAGTTTTTGTTTTTGCCTACTAGTTGTTAGGAACAATGATGCTGATTGCATCATCGCCGGCGACGACATCAGGAAGTTCGCCGTTCCAAGCTTCTAAGTATGCGAGGTATGCAAGGTAGTCTTCAACTAACTTCTTGAAGTTATCGACGCCTGGACCAGAAGTTGTATCAATGACATAGATAGTCTTTAAGTAAATGACAGTCTCTGATTCTGCTTGCTTAGCAGCATAACTTGTTTCAACGCCATCGACAGAATAGATATATGTTTCAGTGACGGTATATCCTAATGTTCTAGCTAATTCGATAATGTTATATGTAGCGGCTTCTGCGGCGGCACTTGCGATAATCTTTTGTGCTTCGGCATTACCACGAGCTTCTTCGATTTTCTTTTGCGCTTCGAGTTTAGCGACTTCTAATTCGGCTTCGGCCCTAGTAATAGCGGCTTGCTTTTCTTGTTCCGCGATAACTTTGTCTTCAACTGCTTTTTCGAATTCATCAGAGAAATCGATATTGGTAAGAACGACGTCTCTTACGTTAACATAGTAGTCTGCGGAAATGCCTTCGCGGACAGATTCTGAAACCTCATTTGAGAAGTGGGCGCGGTTTTGAATGATGTTCATAGCGATATCGCTGGACATAACCGTCTTAGTCTTTTCGATAGTCTGCGTTTCGATACGAGATTGAAGTGCGTCTAATGTTCCGTATTGGGTCGCGATATCCATGATATGGTCTGTTTGGACTTGGTATTGAAGGAATACTTCAAGCTCCATGATTTGGCCGTCTTTAGAATATGCCAATGTAGTAATCTTATCTTGTTGGACCTTCGTATCGTATACTTCGTAATTCTTAGTCATATAGAAATCGAAATACGTACCTGGGGTTCTCATGCCCTCAATCTTACCGAGATGTCTTACGACTGCGACAGTCCCGGTATCGACTTGATGGAACGAACCTGGAACGGTAACGACAAGTCCTAACATCAATAGGAATGCTCCAATGCCTCCCCAAAGGGTTACCTTGGAACCTTTGCTGATTTTGCCTTCATGACTATTATCATAGTCCCTATAGCTTTTTACGCCTCCGACGACGATGACCGCAACCGCAGCGGCTAATAGAATGAAGAATAGTACGAATAGTATTGCTCTAATCATTTTTTGTTTTTCCTTTCGTTTTTAAGTTCTACAATATGATACGATAAATTTTACTTATATGTTTACTTATATGTAACTTTTCCACAAATAGGACATTCTTCGGTATCATACATCATATAAGTACCATCGCCTAAAAGCATCGTAGTCTCTTTGTTGTTGAATTTAACCTTAAGCTCAATTCCACCGTCATCGCTTTTCCAAGTGTTGACATGCAAATGCACAGGTTTTTCCATGCCGTACATTTGGACATGGACGTAGTGGAACGAATAGCTTCCCCAACCGACGTCTGCATTACAGGCGCTTAAGCAAAAGATAGTCATGAATGATAGCATCAATGCGAATAATCTTTTCATATATGTGCCTCCTTAACTTAGCTTTGCCATTTTAGTCTTATATTTAGGAAGGTTTAGCCAATCATAAGAATCGACTTCCGACTCCATGATGATACGGTCGATACTGCCGAACAACATAAGCGATTCTACTTCATCGGTCATTTTAACCATCACTACTGGAATTCCCTTAGCCGTAGCATAGCCTACTTCCCATACGGAACCGGCGTTGTTTTCTTTGCCATAGCTTAAGAAGATAACAATGTCCGCATTGTCTAAAGTGGATACATCATGATTGTAAACCGCCATAGACCATTCCTCTAAACTAATATCCCAAGCATTTGGGATTTTAAGCTGATGAGGAAGATACCAACCGAAATTCCTTCCGACGATTTTCTTAATCTTCTTTACCGTTTTTTCGATTTGGTCTTTCCTTTGACTGGTCTTGGCTTTGTCTTCATAGGCGAATGACGCCGCAACGTATACCTTCTTCATATAAGTACCTCCTGACCTTAAAATATTATACGACTTACATATAAGAAAAAGAAGCTTTTTTTAAAACTTCTTATCTACAAAATATCATGAACCAAGTAAGCCAAGTAATAAGTATTTGAACGAAATGTATGCTTTGGTCGACAATAAGGTTAATGGCATGTCTATTGGCTTTCAAATCGTCTACTGCGGAATGTATAAACATATTCGCTGGTATGAACAATAAGAACCATAAGAATGTATTGTCCACATACATATTGTTGATTATGCCCCATACTATGATAGGAAGCATGATCATGATCGCCCAGGATAATGCGTGGCATACTAACGCCATCTTATAGTCATATCTATATAGCTTATCCGGCGCGTTCTTTTCCCACCAGCTTCTTTGCTTACCGCTGGCTAACCAACCCTGCAAATAGTAATCGTCTACGATATGCGCGAAGAACATAAATATAAGAATCAATATCGGCATAACTATTCCTCCATGAATTTAACTAGTCTATATACTACGGTATTTGGATAATAAGCTATTGCCTTACGTTTGCTCTTAAGCGCAGGATTGATTACATAATAGGTAACTTCTATATGGTCGTCGAACGTAGTCAATGTGGCGTCGCCGTATGTAGCTATCTGTCTGTCATATGACCAAATGGTCAATTCTCCCCTAAGCTCCATTAGTCTTCGACCTCGATGTTATCGATTAACAATTGAGCGGTATTGGCTACTGCTTTCTCTAATACTTTCGCTGGAATTTCCACATCGAACACTTTGCCGGTTCTTGCCATTCCCGCGGAAACGCAATCGCAGATCATCTCAATGACGTCTACTAAATTAACGTCTTCCGGAACAGATTGTAACAGATGATGGCGTTCTGAATTTACATGCATCTTATACCATTCATCGAATTCTTTGCTATCGATGCCTTTATTCAAACCGTCTGTGAACCACTCGATATTATCTACTTTGGTCTTATCGTGTTCTTCTACCTGATTTTCCAATAAGCCGATTAAGAACTTGGCGCAAGCTACTACCGCATCCCTATGCTTTAAGGTATCGGTAAGCGCATCCGCTTCTGATATAACCGCCCCAGGAGGCAATGTCCTAGTGTCGCATTTGACCGTCTTTTTGATTTTAATGCTTTTGTCTTTCATTTAATTAATCCTTTCCACTCCTATAACATTGGTGTATTTCACACCGTCGAATTCTCCACCTGATATCTTGCATGTTCCACAACCAGTCTTACTATCATGTTTATGTTTATACGACTTGCAGAATATGTCTAAATATGCTTCTTTCGTAGGTGGCTCGACTTTGAAGTAAATCCTAATATAGTTCATGTTCTTCCAGTATTTCTTATATCTTCTGGCTTGGTATTCAGCCATTATCTCGTGGAAGGCGATTTCACTGATTTGCTCGTGGGATAGCGGATCTGTAACATACCAGTCCTCCCCGAGCAGCTCATATATAATTGCATTAGTGAATTCAGTATCCGTCATTCCGACGCCGAACATATTGTCTTTGTCAGTTCTGTCGGCATACTTCTTTTTCATATGCTCGAAAACTTTATCGGTTTTGTATTTCTTCATAGTCTGATTCTCCTACATGACGTCTTCAATGACGACTTTCGTAGCGAGCTCTGGATGAGTAAGCTTGAATTCGTAGTTCATGTAAATCTGCGTTGGGTTTGACGGATAGACCATTTCGAAGTGCCCGACCGAACCATCTAAAGTACCGTCGTTCTTTACGACGAGTATGGTGTCTTTCTCCATTACCGGCGAATATAGAACCTTAAGTTTGATTTCTTGTTTCTTTACGAATTCATCGAGAATTTCCCTATGCGCAGTATTCGCCACTAAGTAATATTCAGGTTTGTTCAGCTGCTCGATCGCATATATGATATCATGTATATTAGTAATGCGCTTCTCTCCAGCTACGGCCAATAACCGATTCATTATGTCAGTATCGACGTCTCTGGCTAGTTTATCGAATATTTCTTTGTAATCCAAATCTTCCATTAACTTAAAAGTCCTTTTTTCTAATATATAAATCTATCACATAACCACTGTCTTCATAATTATTATGATATTCGTTTAGTTCACCAGCTTCTAGCTTTTCTTGTAACGTATCGGAAATCGCTAAGTCTTGAGTGCCCTCGTTAAGTAGCATATTATGTAAGAAATTATAGGCCTCGACAATTACGTCGTCTTTGTCTTTGTCTCTGTTACAGATAGACAAACGATTACCTATTAAGTCCCTGAAAATTTCTAATGCATGAATCTTATCCATATAATTAATACATCCTTTCTTTAATAGAACACGCCGCCATTGAGGAAGCAGTCGTATATAAGTATCTCTATGTGCAAGTATCCGTCTTGCATGAAGCTGCAGAACGTCGATGCCGCGGAGATATTCGAATTCGCCATCACTAATACGTATTCGCCGGATTCTACGGGGGTAGGGAAATTGTAAGCTTCTATTATCCTGAACAAATAGCCGGGGAGGTATTCCGCGAATTTAGTGACTATTGGCGCTAAGGATTCTTCCGAATCGTCTGTGACCGGTTCTACGATATAATCGAAATAGAAACCTTCATAGTTTTCCCTTACCACATATTCGGTCAATATGTCATAATCCTTCTTAACGTGAAAGTTAAAATAGTTGTTGAGTCTGTCTACGGCGGTTTCTTCTATTATAGTATCAGGTTCTTGGGAATCTCCTGATTCGGTCGTTTCCTGAGAAGTGGTTTCTTGAGAGGTAGTTTCTGATTCTACCGTTTCCACCACAGGAACAGTTTCCACGGATCTACACCCCGTAAGCAATAATATACTAAATAGTCCTATTAATATCTTCTTCATGTTAATCGTTCTCCTTAGCCAAGTTCTTCCAACAACTGTAACAAAGAGCTTTATACTTTTCATCACCGCCGATGTCGACTTGGGCGCCGCGGGTCATGAGTCTGCCTTTACTAAACCTTGCATTGATGATCGCGGGTTTTCCGCAGCTGCAGATCGATTCGAGTTCCACTGCCTTACTGCAGATTTCAAACAATCTTGCGGAACCTGGGAAAAGCTTCGTACGGAAATCTGTACGTAGTCCATAGCAGTAGACTGGAATGCCGAGCGTTTCCGCGATCGCTTTAAATTCATCTACTTGGTCTTCAGTAAGGAATTGCGCTTCATCTACGATAGTCAGATGTATCGGCATTCCATCTTGAAGTTTCTTGCTAAGTAACTGGAATGGAGATCCGGCCGCCGGAATCACATCCGCTTCTGCACTAATTCCAACCCTGGATTTAACGATCGCCGTAACAGAACCATCTTCATTAACTACGTCATCTCTCGTATCCGTAGCTGGTTTTACCAACCAAACGTTTAGTCCTTTATCGATATATTGGAATCGCGTCATCAGGGCATTGGCAGTTTTGCTGCAGCCCATGGCGCCATAATAAAATACTAAATCAGCCATTATCTTAACGATGCCCTCCATTCAGTTTGTACTTCATTAATAAATATAAGGATATCATTCAAGCATCCGCTATCATAGATAACCTCAGGACAAGACGTAAATACGTATTTACGCCATGCTGGATAAAAATGAATAATTCCTAAAGACTCTCCACCCTTATTCGTAATAATGTAAATGGGCGTTTTTCTTCCTGGAACTATTTGTTTTTCAAAATTTAAATACTTACTCTCCATCGTCTTCCTCGTCTAGTTCTTCGATGTAAGCTTCGTACCCGTCCTCTTCGTCCCAGACGTCTTGTCGCTTCTCTTCTAGTGTATCTTTGTCGATGTAGATCTCGAATCCTTGTTCATACGCTTCGCAGCCCCAATAGCAACCAGTGCCACTGACTACGAACGTATTCGGAATATCCTGTCTTTGGTCTTCATCGAAATCCACATAATGTTCGAATGCTACGATTGGCATCTGAATAGAATTCTCTTTTAGAGTCTTAAGGTCACATACCCAACATTCCCCGTCACTGGTCATACACACTATATTATCGGTGGTCGTAACATATGCATCGAGCGCTGGCCTATGCGACCTCACGACGGTATCGCCACTATATATTCGAAGCTCGTCTTTCTGCTTCCAATAACCTTCGTCTGCTTTTTCATGAAGCTTGACATATTTGATATCGTAACCGTATGCAGTGCCTAACTCTACAATAGACTCTTTGGCTGGGTCTTTTTCCCATTTATGTATTTCTCTATTTAGTTCGTATTCATTTTCCATGATTGACTCCTATCGTCTGAATAATTCCAATAGCTCGGTAACGTCGAAAGATTCCTTATAGTATTCATATAAGTCTTTCGCGAAGAAATTTGGTTTTTCCCCGAACGCCATTTTGAATAGTACAGTTTTATACCAAGGAACGAAGATGTCATAATCGCTCGCCAGAATAATCCTCATGAGTTCTTCGCGATAATCATCTGCTAGTAAGTCACATGCGTCTACAAGCATCTGCTGATCCGAATCGTTGTGGATAATGAAGTCCACTACGTCATCGCTTCCGCTCCCGCATTCTGAACAAACTCCCTTGATTAATTTGCCTAACTTTTTTGCTAATTCTATATGGTCCATTTATAAAGACTCCTTCATCTATATATTATACATTAAACTCATCTTAACTTTGAAAACAAAATAAAAACCAGATCCACATGATCTGGTTAATTATGTTTATTTAGTGCATTTAGTTATCCGAATCGGAATTCTCCGTGATGTCTGTATCAATATCATCTTTGCTGACTTCTTCGACAGTATCTTGGTCTATGTCTTTGGTTAGGTTAGAGGCGCTGGAATATTTCTTAGACAACTTAACATTGTATTCATAGGTAACGTCGCTGTTGATGTAGCCAGCTAAAGACGAAACGCTACTAGTAGTCATCTTATTTACATCATTCACGAATCTGAACTCAACCTTCTTATCAGACAATTGATTCGTATCAAACGCAGCTGCGATCGTTCCCAAAAGATTTTTAGTGTCTTCTTTCTCCCCGAGAGCAGCCGTGATGATCGCCAAGAGATGAACTAACATATGTGCTTTCGCAGCGACTTTGTTATCCTCCGCCCAAATCATCAAATAGTTCTGCAAACCTTGATCGCCTCTCGTAAATAAATAAGTAGTCTTAGACTTACTGTCTTCGGTTGGTTTATACGTATAAGGTCTTACCTCTGCGTTATTGTCATGATTTCCGTCGATGTGATGTAATACCTCTGATTTCATCCAGAAGGTAGTATAACTTCTTTTCTCCACACCCTTATCGTCTACGGTCTTTCTAGTTTGGATGATTCTGGCGTTGCGCTCTTTTCTGCTGTTCTTGAACTTCGTGTTGATCGCCGTAACGAGCTCTGATGGTTCTAGTGTCCTTACTGCGCCATTCTCTGGATCCACAGCAGTCGTATCTATCTTGTATGCTTTCGCTATCTCATAGATATCATGAATGTCTTTTACTTTGTCTGCATACGAAGTGCCGACGATATTGGATACCTGACCATGAATGTCTTTACTATCGGCGCTCTCGAAATAAATTCCTTGTTCTAAATTTAGAAATGCTTTCTTGTATTTGCCACGTTCGTTATTAGATGCTTCGTTTAAAAACATGTCTTCTGACAATGCTCCTTCCAAAGATTCATATAGTTTAATAAAATCAAAATTAATATTAATCATTTGCAAATCCTCAAATAATTTAGCAATTAAATAAAAATTCGGAATCGCAGATCGTTCCGAATTTATTGTTTTTAGTATAGATTATTTATCGGATGGGGCCGATTCATCTGCCTTGAGAAGAACGTCTTCATCATCTACGTTACCTCCCTTTGCTACTTTTTCAGTAGTACCAGGTTTCAGCATTCCCTGATCCTCGAATTCTTTCATGAACCCTAATGCTCTAGAATATAATACTTTCTTGAACTGATCGAAATCATCACAGTTACATGCTATCGTAATGATTTCTAGTAATACTTGTTGCTTAATGAGTTCTGTCTGATGTCTTAACGCCAATGCTACATCTTCTGAATATCCCATGTTACCTCAATCTCCTTTACTGAAAATTTTCTAAATACAGATCCTCGAATAATTCATCTTGGTCTGTTTCTTGTTTGACCGTATCTTCAGGTCGAAGAACCCAAACGGTTCCATATTCATGCGCAGCTAACATGCCACCGCGATTCTGTACTAATAATTGATATTCCCCATGATGATAGATCAATAAGAGTTCATCACCATAGAATATATTGTATCCACCTTCCGTCGGATAACGTTTAACTATTATACCAACTTTCAAAGCTTCGAGTAATGTATCGTTGATGTTCATACTTACCTCCTATATTTTTCAGGAACGAATGCATAGCGAGGTTCATCTTGGTGTCGAATCCAATGGAAAAGCATCGCAGCATCTGCATTGGATGTCAGTTCCCCATGCATAGCCTTCTCTATAATTAGTATCAGTCTTTCCTTAAATGATTCATCATATTCTTCATAGATGTTTTCGTATTCCATTAACTTTTCCATGTTGCGCAAGCTCCTTCATTATATTATACGGCACTAACTTTTTTAAATCTAGATGCGGCTGCGCATAAATTTCCGGAATCGGATTCTTCGGGGTCAATCCTCCCGAATCTTTATACTAAAAAAGTACGGAATTTGATCCGTACCTTTTTTCGTACATATGAATTTCTATCGAACAGAGTAATATGTGTATTCTAACTTAGGGTCTTTCTCTTCAACCACTTCATCTTCCCAATCGAATTCATCTGGGTGTTTGGCATAGTAAGGTTCTTTATCCCAAGTGTCATCATAAAAGATGTCTTCAATTGTGTGAGTTACGACTTTCCAATCATCATAGGCGTCTTCATCATAGTCGCCTTCCCAACGGTGATCGTAAGGTGAAGCGTGTGATACTACGAATGGAACGCCCTCGTATTCTGGATACTCATCTATCTCGGCTATTACTTCAGCGGAGAGGTTTCGTTCCGAGCTGAGCAATTGTTTGATGATGTCTTTAGTGATTTCAGTATACTTGCCGTAACCATTCATGATCACGTAATGTGGCCCAGACTCATCAGTCAAGACTTTAAACAAATAGTTAATTACCTTGTCGTTAATGATAAGTTTCTTCTTAACGATTTTCTTGATCTCATATTCTTCTGTTATTCCTAGTGCCATACTAATCTCCTTAATCCGATCCGGCGAATCCGAATCTTTTTCGATTCCAATATAATTTAGCAATAAAATAAAAAAGACTCTATATTTCAAGAGTCTGATTTATTTGTTTTTTCTTAATGACGAACTTCTGTTTCTTTCGCTTTATTAACAGAATTTCTGCATAAGAAGTAAACTTGTTTCTTTGTTTCAAGAGATTCAAGTTCGTCTAAGAACCAACGTTTCTTCGTGAATTGAACTCGACCGTTTGAAGTAAATGAATAACGAGCATCGTAGATATAATTTCTAACGTTTCGTTTCATGTCTTCAACTGTAACGTTTCTATTCGTCATTTGAGAATAGAGTTTTCCAAGTTTTGGTTCAAGATAGAATGTGTAAGCAGGTTTGATTTGATTAACTGTTTTCATGATGTATTTTCCTTTCTTATATTATAATTATATCATAGATTTAATTATTTGTAAACGATTTTTTTTAACTTTTTTCAAAATTATTTATTTTTGTTTTTATGAGTCATTTTATAAATACGACCAGGAATGACATAACGATTATTACAGTCATTGCAACAAACGTCTTCTGGACCGAATGTTGGTTCGACGATATTACCATCTTCGTCTTTCCACATTGCACCTCTTGGATTGTTCTCTCCATAGATGTTATTGATTTCGCAACCACAAATACAACATTTACTCATTGTTCTATGCCTCTCTTTCTTAGAATGCTTTGAAGAAGTTATCTTCGAGATGAGGGTCAGTTGAATCAACCCAAATAACCAACGAGTATTTATCAAACCCCTCATTATCGTGAACAATCATCTGCTGACAGATATTGTCTCCATAGTCATTTAAGAGTTCTTCAATAGTTGGATGATAGGATGGAGACATCCAAGTCTTACCCTCATATTTCTTATCTACGAAAGATACTCTATCAAATCTAACTTTATTTTCAATTGCTTGTTTAACTGTTTGTTTTTCACCTAACATATTTTATTACCTTCCTTACATTATTATTATATCATACTTTATGAAAAAAGTAAATAGTTTATTTAATTTTAATTCCGTTTTTTACAAAAGACTCTCCATCGATGTAATAACCCTTCTCGTCATATACCGCCGTTTTATGTTCCCAGACTTTACCTTGCCAATAGTGGATAGTTTCGACTTCCCGAAAGTTCTGATCGATTTTGATGATGTCTACGTCGCCTTGCTGACAATACCAATTACAGTATTCCATTCTATGTGCTTCGGCGTCTTCTAACGTATCAGTGATATATTTGTAACTCGAACGATATTCATTGTCAGTTGTTTTGATTACCCAATAGTATTTCATTTTCCTTACCTCTATTTTTATTATACCATATTCTTATGCATAAATAAACAAAAAGACAACGGTAGTTGCAATCCTAACTCGTTGTCTTTTCTGCCACTCAATGCACAACATGGACTTTTACCCCTTGGCTCTCATGCCAGATACCGATCGCTGGCTGACGTTCGCGTAGTCTTACTTGCAATATCCCTACGTTCACGGTGGGAGTCGAACCCACAACGTTAGAGGTCTTGGTGCATTTCCTCTAACCTTGACTGTTATTATTATACCATATCAGTATACAAAATGTAACCATATTTTGGAAGTTCTTACGATCAGAAAGTTCGGATCGGATTCCTCCCCGATAAATCCTGCACTAAAAATAGTCGGGATGATTGCGCATCGTTACCCCCGTGCAGACTCTATGAGTTCGATGATCGCTCTGCGGCAACATGCATGGGAATTAGTTTTTAGTATTATTGGTGTACGAAATTCCGCGCGCCGAATCGAATCGATCAAATTTGGATAAAATAAAAAGGACTTAATTAAGTCCCAATTATTTCTTGTTGTTATTAACCAAGAATGATTTTGTTTTCAGGATGTTCAACAGTTCCCCACAAGTCATTACCTTTCACATCCTCTGTGAACTCATAATAGCACTCATGAAAACCGTTTCCCTCATCGTCATTAGACAATAGGATTTCTTTGTTCCCATTACCTTTCGCGATTTGTTCCGCACACAATTGGAATAATCTATTAACGGTTACAACACTCATTTATCTTTCCTCCTAATATTATTATATCATAACTTATCGATTTTGTAAACCCTTTTATAAAAAAAGAAAAAGAGTTCTTTCGAACTCTACCTAATTTCAAGAAAGTCTATTTAGCTGCGGCTGAAGATCAACGTATTAACCATCACTAAAACAAATGATACCAGGGATGTTACCGCAGCTGCTTTTACGTAGACTGTTGGAACACCGCATATTCCGAGAATGCATGTAACGATCAGCGCCGCGAAGAATAGCGCGGAAAAAATAGTGGCGAATGTCATGCTGTATTGGATTAGGAATTGTTTTATGCATTTAAACATCTTATACCTCCAAACCATTTCTGTATAATTTAGCGCTAGAATCGAAAATCCGAATCGCGCCGCGCAGAACCGTCATCAGAATTTTAGTGCAGTCGATTATGTGTTCCCGCGGGGCGGGGAAATTTCCAAGAACTGTGGTTGGTAAATAAAAACCGATGGCAGTAGCATCGGTCAGATTTATGATGTTGAAACTTACTTGTTTTCGATGTTGTGCTTTTCGTTCATCTCAGCCTGCTTTGCATCAACAATATACTGGTCGTACCTGTTTTTTGCAGTTTTGGCTTTCTTTTCAACAAGCTTCTTAACAAGGTCGGTGTTCTCTTTGCTCTCTTTGTTAGAGTCAAAGTCCTTGTTCAGAGTGTTGGAGATGTTGGCATCTTCCTGGGTCATACTGTTTCTCCTTTCCCTTACACCTTAATTATATCATATTAGAGAGAGTTGTAAACGCTTTTTATTATTTTTTTACGACAAAATCTTTAAGACCAAGTTCCTTAGCATATTTTTCTGCGGCGTAAGCGCAATCAAATCTAGCTAGTAGATTATTGTCAGTGCGTCGAATCGCAACAGCATACTTGTCAGTCTCGTCTTTAATGAAGATTTTCCAATTTCCTTCAAACACCATAATAATTGTCCTTCCACAATAAAAGCTGAGGTTCTAATTCAGCTTTCATTATATTATACAGTAGACTTTGCCTGATATCGACGCGACTTCGCGTAGAATCGAAGATCGATCTGCGCATGCATGTAACCGTGGACATTCGCACTAAAAATATAAGATGTCGCGCGCAGATGAATCCTCCGCGGAACTTACGCGTAGCTTCGCATGTCGCTCTGCACGCGGGAAAGCTTTAGTGTGGAATACTAAAAACGATCGTCATGGGGAGATGTACATTTTTTCGTACATATAAAAAAGACGACTTTTGAAATCGTCTTAATTCAAATTCTGTTTAAAGATACTTCTCGTAGCACAGCTTGTTACGATCGGTATAGTAGATATTAGTGATACCAGCGTCTCTTAATGCATGTTCACATGCCGGACAGGGTTTTGCCATGGCATAACATCCATCAGCAGTTTCGCGATAGACCAAAATGCTGACATCAGATCCGTCGATGTCGGGGTAGAGTCGTTTAAACCTGATTAGTGCACTCATCTCTGCATGACAGCAGCTGCGCATGTGTCTCGTGTCAAATGGGCGATACTTATTATATTCCCCTTGCATCGGACTGGTCTTGTTCACATTCGCTCCACTTACCAAGATACGTTTGCTCGTGAAGATACATGATCCCATCCTAAAGAATTTATAGTCACTAGAAAGTCTTACAGCTTTCGCGGCGCGCAACGCAGCTCTAACGATTTTAGAATTGAACGTTTTCTGTTTCATTTCGAATTCTCCTTGATTTCATTCCAATAAAAAAGGCACAACATTAAATTGTGTCTTTTTCGTTTTGTTTATTCATCTTATTCGTCGAACGGGTGATAATCTTCACGACGAGCGTTGTTGTCGATGATATCATACATCCATCGCGCTCCGAATTGAATCGCAAGTCCTTTGAACGGATAGACGGAGAAAATCGTCAAATCATCAGGATATGCGTTCGTGCCGGTCAAATGGCAGATTTCATTCATCGTCTTGCCAGTCATGACATAACCTTTGGCACCTTCGCCTCCACATTCTTTGAGAGCAAGGTCAAAGTCTTTTTCAATAAGTCCTTCCCACGTCATCGCCCAATTATCATAAAGGAATTTCAATTGGTCCTTATTTTCAACTTTAATAATTTCACTCATAGTTTTTTACCTCATCTTTCATAATTATATTATATCATGTTTTTGATGATTTGTAAATAATTTTTTCAAAATTATTTAAGTTCTTCGTCAAGTAACTCATCGATTGTCTTTGTATTATCGGAATCGCTAAACGCAAAGAATACGTCTCTAACGATTTCGTCCGCTTGACTTTCGGTAAGAGTCTTTCCGATCGGATGATTAACTAATTTCTCACGAATCGCATAACGGATCATGTTATTGAATCGTGTGTGGTCATTAGCGTAATCTTCTGGACTGAAGCCGCCGTTTTCTCTAAGTAATTGTTCAACCAAGTTATTCATATTCTTTCTCCTTTTTATAATAAGACCAAAAAGCCAGAGTTTTCATCCGGCTTATGATAGGATTAACTTTGTGTAGAGTTCTTCGGCACAAGATTGCAACGATGCATGGTATTTATGTCCTTGACCGTTTCCCAATGTGTCGAATACTTTACCATTACGGAAGTAGAAGTTGATTCCGTAATCACCAAACCAAATATCTACTTCATTATCATAGACGCTCGCTTCGAAGATGTCTACGTTTCCGTATTTCTCTTCTTGATGTTTCGCGACTCGTTTGATAAACGATTTGTTTTTGCCGGTAAGATTGTCAATCAATTGATTTGTGTTAAATCTCATCTTCTATTTCCTCCTTTAGAAGTCTGCGCTCAAACTTCTATCAATATAGACCCAATAGTTTGGATCTCCTTCGATTCGTTCTTCTACGTCTTCGAGTTCTTCCCCAACTCTAATGAAGTGATAACTCGTTCCTTCATCTTCGGCGATTTTATCTAACCACGATTCGAATTCATTGATTTCTGGGTATGTTCCAAAAGTATTATACCATTTGATAGAAGGCCAATGAAGTTTAATTCCGTCAACTCCATTCGTAGAGACCGTATCTCCGTCGATAAGGTGGAAGAACTTATCGTCCTTCAATTCTTCGAGGTATTTTTTGAAGTTGTCCTCGTTCTCAACTGTAATCATAACCATTACATTACTTCTGTATCCCATAATTAGTTCCTCACTTTCTCTCTCTAATTATATTATAACATAAGTTATCGAATTTGTAAATAGTTTTTTTCAATTAAAAGTAAATATGTTTAGGCGATTTCTGAGATTTGAGTTCTTCGAACGCTTCATGAATCTTCGTAGCCTCTTTAACTAGATAACTTCTATCGAATTCGGCGGATTTGAATTCATACATGTCTTTAGGAAGTTTTCTGCCGGTGTATGCGGTAAATGTCATCGTAACCCCTTTACCATGCGAGTCTTTCGTAACAACACAAACAATTTTGTTGTAGAGATGTTCTTTAACGAATACGTTAGTTCCTTGATATTCGCTACGCTCTCTGCATTTGTAGCCTCTTTGTCTCAAGAGGGTGAAATAGTTGTTCGCTTTCATTACTTGTTCCTCCTTAATGCTTCATCAACCGTAATCCAATCAAGTGGTTCTTCCATTTCTTCAGCATAAATGCCTTTGACGAACCATTGACCGTCTTTGAAGAGATACGCAAACTCTCCCCAACAACTATCAGTATCTTTAAGATATTGTTTTTCGTCTTCTGAATCAGATGCTGGCACATCTTCCCCACGAGATTTGTATGTGTTGCACATATCATCGGGATTCAATTGCTTGTAGGCTTCTAAGTAGTTTCCGTTCTTCATTGCCTCTCTCAATGCCGCATCGTTCCAAGCGTTCGGATTGTCAACAGGTTCATTTCCTAACGAACTCATGTCTCCAAGCGCCAATAACTTGCGAATCTTTTCTTCGGTTTGGTAATTCTCAACTAAAGTCTTTCCGACACCTTCTGGATATCCGTCATGATGGCAATAGATTGATGTGATTGTTCCGTTTTCGTTCTTAATTCCAATTCTGCATCTTGTACTCATAGTAGTTTCTCCTTATCTTCTACATATATTATACACCCAATATATACGCTTGTAAATACTTTTTTAAAAATATTTTTTATGTATGTGACGTATGCAAACACACGTACGAAATTCTGTGCGCCTGGCCATGTGGAATATTTAGTGTGGCTGATTCCCGAAGGCCGATCCGCGCGCGCTCGCGCGATCGGTCGAAAGTAATCTATATCTATGATATAGATTAAATTTACTTTTAGTGGATAAAATAAGATCTCCCGCCGGGCGGGAGATCTGTTACCTGACGTACCGAAAAACGTACACGCATTTGTACACACATCAGTATAAAAAAGGACACGCAGTAACCAACTTTGCGCGTCATTATGAAGTTTTCGTCAGAATATCTCTGACTGGTTGTGGACTCTTTCGAATCCATTGAAAGGAGGTGGTGTTGAGAGAGACTTTATCTATACAATTTATTTATAAGGAGGTTTGTATAATCCAAAGCAAATAGTTATAAGTGAGTATCTTCAATTGAATCAAAAGTGAGATTTATCTTGCTTTGTCTCTCTCGATATATTATACAATAATGTATTTGTTAATTTTTGCTAATTTTCGAAATTATCTAAATTCTGATTATAAGAACCGTTTTTGACTAACCTAGTATATTTATACCCCAGATCAGATAACGTGTCCCTAAAAGCGTTTAAATGAGCCTGGACCAGTATTAGAAAGCTGAATTCGGATCGATTCCGGTGTTCTTCTTCGCAGCAGCGCCTGCGCTGATGAAAGTAGCGTCTGATTTATAGTCACGCTTAAAAGCGTTAATCGCCCAAGTAGCGTTCTTGTAGCATTGGATCATCGCAATCTCGATCACCTTAAGCTGTACGTCTTTATTAGTGGAGAATTCCCTGACGGTTCTGATGAATGCTTCAACCATTGGTTTGGAAAGATAATTTCCAGAATCATAGATCGTATCGACCCAATTATAGTATGCTACTAATAAATCCGCATCTGTTTCAACGATGCTGTCTTTAAGCGTTTTCTTAATCATGAACTTCTTAGACTCTTTCCTATCCGTACTTTTGATCTTCGCGGTCTTTAGAATCTTTTCTAGTGCCTCTGGATCGTCTTGCGTAAGGATCGATTCCATAACCTGTAAGTCTAAGCGAATCGAATTCGGATCATCCGAGGATTTACCCATAATGTTTAAGCTCACTAAAACTTTATCGCATAGCTGCTGATCAGCTTCTGATAATGTGGTTCTGCGAGTGATGTAATCTCTGTCAAGTTCAAAATATCCTTCATTCTGAACTGTCTCTTCGAATTTCTTCGCGATCACTCTCGCGTAAATATTTAGTAGCTCAGCCCAATACGTAGCTGTATTCAACCCCAATAGATTGGCGAGCTTGATATTAACTTGTAAATAATTATATTGGCTCATTAAATCTATCAACATATACGAAAACCTCCTAAGTTCATTATATTATACAATTAAAAACGCCCTAATTTGGGCGCTTTCATTTATTGGTTTGATTTAGTTCACTCCGAATCTCGCACGAGCATCTTGTAACGTTCTTGCGAGGAACTTGTAAAGCTTTTGGTTGTTCGCACTGCGAATGCTTGCCAAAGACGCTGCAAGTTTCTCCGAATCGATCTTGTAATGCCTCATAAAGTATTCAGAATAGTCTTCTGGAAGGTTGCTGAGGATTTGGACGCACTTGAATGCCCAGAATTCGGATGTTTGAGTGGAATACTTATATGGATTTCCATTTTCATCGAATCCTTTGCATGTGGTTTTTGTAACCTTTTGAGTATCGTTAAAAGCGATAGTATCAAGGATAATTGCCTCTACGACTTTATCCTTATTAAGATACATTTGCACCAAATGTCTAGCTGCATCGGTACCTTCTTGCAATCTAGCCTCTTCTTCTGCAGCCTCATCCACCATAGTGTCCTCTAAAGTGACTTTACCCTCGTCATCCATTGGAGTTTCAAAAGAAACGGTGTTGTAATTAGCCTTGTGCTTATCGAGATTGTATTCGTAGTAGTGTTGTAAACGAATGGTTTCGATACATTGGTTAATGCATTGTTGCGCATTGACCTTTTCGTCTACTTGCCACTTACGGTATTTGCAAGCATATTCGATAGCTTCGTAAAGCCATGCCATGAAGTCCGCGGTGTCTAATCCCAAACCTGGCGATTTCTCCGCTAACTTGGTAATGACATACCAAAAACGAAGCATTAATCCTGCGATGTAAATGTCTTTACGATGTTCATCGTTATCATCACAAGCTTTGCAAAATCCGTCTAAAAGTTTTCTAATAGTTTCTTTTGCGGGTTTAGCATCGTATCTGATGCCTTCTTCGCGTTCTAAAATAGTGGCACTTCTCTTAAAAGAGTCGAATGCCAATTTAATTGCGTTCATATTGTATTTCTCCTTTCAATTGTTTGAGAAGTTTAATTCCCGTAAAAATGGTAACTAACCTTTTTTGTGAACTTCTTCTCTTTATGTGTTTGTCTTGCTTCCGCGATTTCTTCGACAGTAATTTCTCCGCGATAAACTGCTGCAGCCTCACTCTTGTTCAAGCGAACTAATTTCTCTGCCTTGCCGTCTGAAGTTTCACGTTCGAAGATATAGTAGTAAGTTTGATGATGTGGCCTTAAAGACTTTTCTTTGGAACCTTTAAGGTTTTGTGGCTGAACATAAGCGACTCCAACATGAGTGCATGTCCATTTTCCAGATTTGAAATTGTCGTATTTTGATTTACGCATTTTTAATTGCCTCCTATAGCTCTATATATATTATACGATGTTGAAATAAGGTTGTAAATAGATTAAATTAATTTTCTTTCAGAGAAATGTATTCTGAATAAAGAGTTCCGACATTCATTTCAGAATCATCTTCATCAGCTACGACAGTTTCTACTAAAAGCTCTACATAGGCTACAGCATCTGGAGCTTCGATAGAACCAATGTCATAGTTCTTAGCAAATTCTACGGCGCGCTGCGGATCTGAGAACTCTTTTACTAAAAGTTCATAATCCGTAATGTTATCATCTTCATCGTAACCCAACAACCAAACTTGGTAATTTGCAGAAGTAAGTTCGATGTCGCCTAAGTCATCTTCAAATTCAGGTGTTTTCAAAATTTCTTCGTCTTCCACTATTATAAGTCCTTTCCGGCCGCCCGTAACTCGGCCTCATAGTCCATTTTAGAATATTCGTTGACGAGATTGCGAATATCATCGCAAAGTCTATCAAAACTTTGGACAAGTTGAGTATATTTTCTTAACATAGGCACATAATCCTTAATAGTCTCCCCATACCAAGACTGTTTAATAGAATCTTTGAATTCTTTATATGTGTCATAACCTAAAAGGTCATTAGGAATAACTGAATGATTGTTTCCTTTATTATATAGAACCATGTAACCAGCCGAGCGGCCATTGAAGCCGACTAAATAGCCCGGATGGTCTGCTTCCCAATCTTCAATCATCTGAGTAATTTCATATTGCAAGCCACCAATGTCATTTTCATCAAAGATGTAGCCTAATGCATTTCCCCAATCACCATCTAAGTTTAATTTATATAACTTAACGTTATTGGCGATACTTTGAAGTTGATTCCAGCTATTCAAAGTATAATAAGTATAATGTTCATTCAAAAAATTGAACATTTGTTTTGCGTTCGTAATGTCAATTCCCTTTTTGTAAAACATAATTAATCCTCCACTTCAGAACCATCTTCATCAATGATGAACATTCCAGTTTCTTCAGCATATTCCAAAGCTTCTTCTTTGTTTAATGTGCTGAGTTGGTCATTTGCATGAAGAGCTTTAAGTGCCTTTACTTTAGCAGCCTCCTCACTTGATGCCTTTACTCTGACAAGTGCCATTGGATTGTTTTGACAATCCTCAATTGTAATGTAATAAGTTTTCATATATTTTTCCTCCTAATAATATTATAACGCAAAAAACCTATTATGTAAATAGGTTTTGCATATTTTTTTAATCTTTTCGCTCAATTTTAACAATTCGCTCACCCGTATTGAACAATGCATGTAACACGCCGAAAACAGTGAGACAAATTTGTAGCCATTGTGGTAGCGGCAAGTTCCAAGCTGCAATAATCAGAAAGATAGTAAATACCATTTTATTTTACCTCCAATGCTTTGATGAGTAGGTCGTGTCCTTTAGGAGTAGTCTTGTAATAATACTTTCTTTTACCAGTTCTTTTAAATCTTTCCAAATAACCAGCACGACATAAGTCTCTAACTTGATGCATTAAAGGGTTCTTGACATTTGGATAGATTACGCTTGCTGGTGCATAGGTTAAACACATAGCAAGAATCTTAATATATCTACGACTCTTATTTGGACTATTGAACTTGTTTCCAGTTTCAGAAGTTCTGAATTCTGGCCAGAGCTTTGGTAATTCTACTTTTGTGAATTCATTATTCATCTTTGTTTTCCTCCATGTCTTTCTTCGCTTGTTCTACGAGATCTTTTGGACAACCGAACATTTGTTGCAATAAACTTGGACCAATGCAACTACAGCGAGTGCATTTAAGTGCATAGTCGCATGTATCGCAGTTTCCAATGTTGACAATTCTTTTACTCATATCTAAGTTCTCCTTTCGCATGAGCATTGGTCATTGCCACAAAGGTTTTCAAAAACCATTTGGCGTCGTTTCTATAATCTCTACGAGATTGGTCTGGTCTCATAGTAATTCCATTATCCCAGCATTCTCCATCTTCATAGAAAGGATAGTCTAACCAATCGAAATCTGAATCGTCGCAATCATTTCTGACTTTGACCGCCGCATTAACAGCCCAACCACAAGTCCAACCATTTTTATTGTCTGGCCTGTCACCTTGCGATTTAATGATATCAGTATCTGCCATATCATAGCCATCTGACCAACCTACATATAATGATAAGTCTTCTGATAGCGGAAAATGATAGCAGCAACAACTGTCTGGATTCTTTTTGAAATATTCACACGCTTCTTGTAAGAAATCTGCGATTTTCTTAATGTTTTTTTCCGTAACGATGTTTTTCTTGTTCATAGTAATTAACCCCTCAATTTCTTTTTGAGTTCTTCGAGTGTTCCTTCGAAATAAGTCTCACCATAATTATTTGATTTGTCTGAAATTTCGATTCTGACTTTAAGTTTGTTTTCTGAATCGTAATCAAGTCTTGTGATTACAGAGCCATCATAACTTTGAGCCGCCACTTTAAAACCAGAGTCTTTACTTCCGATTCTCGTTGCCGCTCCACGATGTCCTCTAATCATTCCATAGAAAGTTGCCATAAATTTTTCCTCCTCTTTCTTTCTATTAATATTATAACGCAAGAAAAGGGTTTTGTAAACCCTTTTTTAATCTTTTTGTTCTTTTCTCGCTCTTTGAATCTTACGATGCACTGATGCAAGATTAGGATAACAGTGAGACTCCATTAAATTCGCGTCTTCTAATCTGCACATCTTCCTAAAAATGTAGTTATCCACTACTTCGGCTTCATCCTTTGTAAGGGTGATCGTGATTTCTTTAGTCATTGAAGTCATCTCTCTTTCCCATTAAATAATCTAATGCTTGCGGTCTTTCGGTCATATCTGGCTTATAATCAAAGTAAACCCAATGGAATTGTTCTGACTTATCTCCAGTCTCACCCATTTCAACATATACTTGACCGTCATCTTCAATTCTGATGCCATAGTATTCTTCACCAAGTTGTGTGTCAAATACTTCGTTACAACGTTTTTCAAATTCTTCTTGAGTTAATTTTCCAAATTCCATTATAAAATCTCCAGTTCTCTAACGTATCCTTCATAGATTGTATCTTCACAATCTGCTTCTAAAATAATTGAATAGTAGTTCAAATCAAATGCGCTTTGAGTGATTTCGCCATAACCTTTAATCTCTTTAAGAATTCGTTTATAATCTTTTTCTAATGTGTCTACGGCCTCACGCAGATTCTTAAAAATAGTTTGTCTATCTAATTCAATTCTTACTTCCCCAGAACTAATTTCAGTTAAAACATAAACTTTCATTAACATTCAACCTCTCTGATTTTATAAATTGTTTCATTAATGATTTCGCCATTGCAATAAACATCAATAAACTTATCTGGCGTTAATGCTCTGACGTCTTCTGGCATTTCTCCACATTCATAAGAATACCCATCTTCTTCAACCCAAAGTCCTTGAAAATCGGCAAGGTCAGTTTCAATAGTTTCATCTCTAACCGCAATGGCTTCTTCAAGAGTATCGCATGCTCTTGTACCGATTAGGTCAAAAGCACAAGCACTGTAAATGCCGTCGGCATCACAAGTAGTTCCATCCATTGACATGGACATAATAATATACTTCTTCATAATTTTCCTCCTATTAATTTACTTTGAAGTAATCTGTATAAACAGAATTTTTATATCTTTTAATTCGATCTTCGTCTAAATCAGTTTCAGTTAATAATGGCCAATCATCTTCATAATCTTCGCCACCATTTTCATAAGCGATTTGTTCTGCTTCCCCTTCGCTATCTGCCCTTACCTCAAAGACAGCAATTGGATAGTCCTCACGGTCATTCCAATACATTACATAAAAAGTTTCCATAGTTAATTTCCTCCGCACTCTTTATATTAGTTATTTCCCAAGACAATCGATTGCATTGTCAACATAACCCATTGCTTCACCGATTTCATTAATAAAATCTTCATGCTTTTGTGCATAATTTGTTTCTTGAATTTCATCAAGTTCTTGCCAAATCTTTTCTAATTTTTCTTGAATTTCTTTTTTAGACATAAGTAATTCTTCCCCACTCTATATATATTATAACATAAAAAGCCGTTTTTGTAAACGACTTTTTTGAAAGTTTTTTGGTTTTTTTGAAGGTTTTTATTCTTCGTCTGGTTCGCCTTCCACACCGTAATCAATGTAGATGCCGATGATTTCTCCGTCATCGTTTCTAGCGACATACAGATCGTAACTGCCATCACCAAAACCGCTACTAGACCATGCACCGACACAGCCGAATGCATTTTCCTTTTTAGCAATGCCGGCAAAACCTTTCATCTCGTCGCAGACATTACCCCAACGGCTGGTTCCGTAGTTTGGCTTGTCTTCGAACACACCGCACACACCGGCATCGACACCGATGTCAGCATTCACTCTTTCGCGATATTCTGTGATGTTCTCACCGACGACACGAAGTTCGAGGGCTGCAACCCTATTTCCCCAAAAGCCACAAGAGACTTTCTCAATGATTACTTCCCATTCGCCTTTGTGAACGTTTTCAAGTTCTGCAGAGCACCATTCTCCTTTGTCATAGCAAGGGTCAGTGACTGTGACCTTTCCAGTTGTAAGATTAATTGTTCCGATTGTTTGTTCCATATAAGTATCCTTTCTTTTAACCTCTATAATAATTATATCATATAAAAGATAATTTGTAAACAATATATCTTAAAAAAGATATTTTACCATACGCGGGGGAATTCCATGATCGTATACCTTCACTAAATTTAGTGCAGATTACTGATCTGCACGCAGCGATCTGCAAAACGATCTGTTAAACGATCTGTAAAAACAAAAAAGCCTCAACATTGCTGTTAAGGCTTTCTTGAAAGAAAGGAATATATATTTTACCAACTCGCTTCGTAAAGAATATCCCAATAGCAACCAAGATCGTTCTCTTGCGATTTGATAAACTCGATTACGCTTTCGAGAAGTTCGACGGTGTATTTGACGTCATTGAAATACCACTCATCATATTCGGTTCCACCGAAGAAGAAGCCACTTTGAGTATGAAGCAATTCAGCGGCTTTATCAGGAGTCGCTAAGACTTCTTTGCAAAGTTTCAAGAGTTTTTCTGCGTCTTCGACAGAAACATAAACTGTTCTGCAATCATCTTCGCCGTCGGCACAGTTGTCGACAAACCATTGATGAACAGCGTTCGCCTTACGCCAATAGCCAATTTGGCAAACAGTATTCTTGCTAAGAAAGTTGCGCTCAGAAATACGTTTTTCAAAGTCAGCCAATTCCGCAGGATAGAAACCGTTTTTCTTATTTTCATAATCTTCTTCCCAACGGCCAACACTTTCGTGCTTACGAAGATAGAGATACATATCAAGTCCCATTGTTTTTCCTCCTATTTAATGCGTTTCGCAGGGATTTGAGCAAAATGCTCGTGGAAGTATTTTCCTTTTGAGTCTGATTGCATAAAGGCAGAATAACCTTCAACATCAACTCCTTCATATTCATAGACACGACCGGTCTTGAATTGAATGTAGAGTTTTGAGCCGTCAAACTCAGCGGCATCAATCATTGAACTTTCAACTTTTTCCATAATTGTTTGTTCCTCACTTTCTATATATATTATATCGCGCTTTTTGAACTTTGTAAACAGTTTTTTTAAATAATTTTAACAATTTCATAAGTGAATGAATTATTCAACCAACCTGTTTCTTCAGAGATTGCGTCAGCAATTTGGTCTTCTAAATCTTCTGGCTCACACTCGATTTCAAGTTCAAGTTCTTGTGGCAACGAAGTTTTCACTCTTTCGATTTCTTCGTGAATGGCATCATAGAACTCTTCGCTATCTTCTTCGATAGTGACGTCTTCACAAATCTTTTCGCAGACATCTTCTTTTTCGACGCAATAGTCGACTGAAGTGACTTTGATCTTATAGGTCTTGACTTCATCTTCTAAATCAATGTCCAATGTTTCAGCGTCCGTTTCTTCTTGACCTAAGTCCTTATCCCAATAAGTATTGTAGACTACATAAGAGCCATCTTCTACTTCGATTGACCAATCACCGGACCAGCGAGGAAACTCATCGAATAATTTGCAGACTTCATCATAAGTCTTTGCTTGTCTAATTGCATTCCAGCAATCGTTAATGTGTTCATAGTTCATATTATACTCACCTCTATTTATATTATAACGCAAGTTAAGAAAAAAGTAAACTGTTTTTTAAACAATTTACTTAATTAATTCGAGAACGTCGTGAGGCCTTTTCGAATCATAGCAATTTCGACACTCAACACATTTTCTCTTGCCGCAATTGATTCCGGTATGAGTCTTGTCTTTAGTGACGGTGAATGTAATCACTCTTCCGTGATATTTCTTGAATGACTCGACGAAAGTCTTTTGCAATTCGTAATCCGTAAATGGACTCGATAAAACCAATGTGATGTTAGACGGAAATCTCTTGCCAGACTTAAAGTATGACATCACGATTCTGAAATGCTTCGTGAACAATGCAAACTTAGTATGAACGCAAGCTCTTGCAATCGCCACGTAGTTTTGAAGTTGCACTTCGTTATTCAAATCGCCGAACGATTCAAATCTAACGATGGAAGTATTAGAAAAGTATTTTCGAATTTCGGTCAATTCCGATTTCGTCAAAAGCCTTTTGGTCAAGATGTTCGTATTGTTAATCAATGCCGGCTCTAAATCTTTATAACGGCTAAAGACTTTATCGACATAGCAATATTTGCAAATACAATTAGGGTCTGAGCTATTCATCATCGCTCTGCAATTTCCATTCATCAATTTATCGGTGCTAATTGATGGAATATGCTCCATTTTGCCGGTATGGTCTGAAACACTGATTGTTTCTGTTTCGTTAATCTTAATTCTCATAGATAAGTTCCTCTCTTTCCTTTTCATATATATTATAACATAAAAAGGCGCTTTTGTAAACGCCTTTTTTTCGTTTTTTAAGGAAGATTAATAAAGTTCAAACTCGTAAATCTTCGTAAGTTCGCACAAACAGTATAATAGATTGTGCCCAGCCGGATTAAATCCGCCAATAGTCTTTCCATTGACGCTGAATTCCATATAAGCATCATTATAAGGATGACTTACGACAACTTCAGGATATTTTTGGGTAAAATTGTCGAATACCGCTTGAAATAGTTCTTGTTCTGGCATTTTCGTTGCCTCCTAATCTAAATAAGGTTGATGTTTGTATCCCTCTTCCGTAATAAGGTATTCAGGATAGTCGGAATCTCTTCCTTTAGTTCCCCAACGCTCTTTCTTACCATGCCATGTAAGCTCTTCGGTTTGTCCATTAGGGTCTGGTTCGATAGATTCAGCCACGGTATCATAGAAGAAGACTCTTTGACCTTCTAAATCGGGTCTGTCGAGGTATGGATTGCCAACACAATGATAAATAGGTGCGATGAGTTTGGCATGTTGGACAACGACTTTGCTGTCGGTAACGGCAATTACGGTCACAGGTCTCTTAACCATATCGACGTAATAGCTTCCGGTGAATTGGCGGAGATATCCTTGATCTCCAACTTTAGGTAATGATTTCATTTGCTTATCCTCTCTTTTCTATAATAATTATATCATGGAATAAAAGATTTGTAAATAGTTTTTAAGCTATTCTTTAAACTTTTTTTCTCCGTTAAGTTTCTTATATCCAGCCCAATCACAATAGAAGTATTCATTGTGATCTTCAAATTTGATCATAACAATATCACTAGTAGATAATGAATGAGCTGCAAATCCTTCAGGATGTTTCACATTGAAGATCATGAATAGGTCTTCAAGATAATTCTCGATGTTGACTTGTGGATCAATTTCAATTTCGCCAGTATAAACTGGAACGTAATCGTCCATGTTGACTTCATCAACTCTGTCATAATGGCTAAAGATGTTCTTATTGCTAATTGGCATTTGGAATAAATAATATCTTACTTTCATATTAATTAACCTCTCTTTACTCTATATATATTATAACGCACATTTCCTTTAATGTAAATAAGAAAATAAAAAAAAATAACTTGACTACTCAAGTTATTCGTTGTTCGGAATTCCCCTCAGCATAACAAGCTGTCCTGAATTTAGTGACGCACTAACGTCGATCACGCGCTGATTGCGGGATCCCCTCCAAAGGTTGTCGGCAGTGATGTCTCTCTGCTCTAGAACGAATGGTCCTACGATCATAGCATCGATCAGCTGCAGCATCTTATCAGTATATTTAGTGTGCTTCCTACCACCGGGTAACAGATCCGCGAACTCATAGCCTGTGAAACACCAGACGTCTTTGTTCGGATACAGATCATGGAATTCTTCTAATAAGCTCACTAAAACTTCTTGGTTCTCCGGTTCCATGGGTTCTCCCCCACAGATCGTAAGTCCTCGAATGTAACTGCGGCTGCACAGATCTAATACTTCTTTTTTAGTGTCATCTGTATATGGGATGCCACCCCCGAAATCCCACGACTCAGGATTGTGGCAGCCCTTGCAATGGTTTCTGCATCCACTAACATAAAGAGAGACGCGTACGCCAGGGCCGTCAGATGTTGCACATTTATAAATAGTTTGATAGTTCATAAATAAAAATACAGAAGTTTCTGTCCTCCTGTATTATTATACGATATTCTTATGGATTAAGTTTTTTGAAGAAAGAGAAGTAAATTCCAATTCCGTCGCAATAGAAATAATAGCGTTCTTGGTTGTTTGTTTCGCTAACTGCGAACTTTCCCTTTTCGCGAAACTTATCTAAATACAATGCGCCAACTGGCTTATGGTCAATATTCTGAAGTTCAATTATTGGTGGGTTTTCGGTTTCAGAATAAACCTGAAATAATGTCGTTAAGTTATTTTCCATTTTAGAACCATTTAACCGGAAGTTTCCTGAAATCCACCAAATCACTATCAGGACGTGTGTAACCGAACAAAGCGTCTAGAAGATGTCCGCTCATCACATATGTCTTATACTCTTTTCTCATATCTTTAGCAATAGCCAATTCCTTAGAGTAGTATTCAATGCAACGAGTGAACTGCGTAACTGCAAACGTAAGTTCAATGTCTTGTTTTCCTTGTTCTACTTGTTTCATGTACAAACGCAGCATGGCATCTCTGGTAGTTTTAAAAGACTTGACAACCTTTCTCACTCCGCGAATATAAATGTTAAGAACCTTAAGTCCCGCTAAATTTCTGACAAATTCGAAATCAGACTGTTTTCCTTCCAATGCTTGTTTAACTAGCATTTCAAATGTCTTATCGCTCTTTTCTTCCATATAATTACCTCAAAGTAGAAAGCTACGCTCTTTTTTAGAGAGCATAGCCTCGTTTAAATTCATTTAAGCACTCTACTGGAACTTCATCGATGATTTTATCAAGGTCTTGGACTTTTCCAAATTTGAAACCATGATTTTCAATCAAATCCCAGATAAACGCAACGCTATCAATTGCTTTTTTGTTTTTACTTGTGGCCTTTTGAACCAATGGTCCTGAAACTTCTTCGTCAAAGGTCATCTTGAAGCCTAAACTCCATTGATATGCAAATCCGCCAGAAGTCTTCTTTTGCGAATCGACGACATAACGCTCTTTTACATCGCCGAAGTTCGCAATAAACCAAGGTTCCATATAATCTGGCATAGTTGGTTTAATGTTCTTAACGTGTTTTGCCATCCAACCAAGAGCTTCATAGAAACTGTGTGGAGAACCAAACAATTTCTTAGAGTTTTCAGGTTTAATTTTGTTTAATTTAGCTAAAGACTGTTCTTTTTTAAGCGCAAACTTAGCAGCTTCTTTTTCAGCATTACGTTTTGCGGCGAGTTCTTCTCTTTCTAAACGATCGGCCTCGTATTGTGCATGGATTGCTTCTTCAAGTTCAACTCGTCTTGCAGCTTCTGAATCTTTCAGAATATCGAATGCTTCATTAATCGCAAGAATCGTAACTTCATCGACCTGTAAAAAACCAGTCTTCAATGCTCTTGAAAGCATAAATGTTTTTTGTCCGCAAGCGAACTCTGCATCCATAAAAATCTCAAGGATTGGGTCAGAACTAAGATAAATTCCGCCGAAGTCGATTTCAGGAGAATGGAGATAGATTGATTTGATTTGTCCTTCTCCATATTTCGTGCATGTGACCTTAAGTCCAACAGCTACCGATAAAGCAGCATTAAAGTCAGCTTCAAACGCTTCGAAGCTTTCGTAATTTTCTTTAGAATAAATTTTCATGAATTATGTTCCTCTCTTTTCTTATTCTGTATATATTATAACGCTAAATCGCCTATTTGTAAATAGAGAATATTAAAAATCCTCATATTTATTTTTATATTTAGGTTTGCGTTTGCGCTTGTCTTGATAAACATGCGCTCTAGTCTTAAGTTGAACTTCAAAATGCAACTCATTGCGAGCGATTGGGTCAACAGTAATGTGAAGATGAATCACATTAGACTTTTTCTTAGGTTGGACAGTTTGATAAGTTTTATGTTTCATAGTATTATACCCCTCTGCTTTCAATTATATTATAACGCAAGTTCTTTGATTTGTAAACTATTTTTTAAAAGAAAAACAGCAACTATTAATTCAGGAGGAAGTTGAATCGATAAGCTGCTGCTGAAAGGGAGGATACCGGATGCTTGCGCATCCTACTATGAACTTAGGAATTATTCATTCCTGTTATATTATACGACAAATTTAAATATTTTTTGTAATAATTAATTCTTTTCCATTATTTCTGTCAGAACCTTTGCAGTTAATAGAACGTTTGGCACTGACTTCTCTGATATCATAATCCTTAAACAGATCGCGTACGAATTCGGTATCATTGTTACTAATTACCACATGGCAGCCTTTACGCGCAAGTGCGTCGCACATTTCTTTTAATAATAATAGGTCGTCATGCGTGAAGCCTTCTTTCTGATATCCGACGAATCCTGCCGTTTTGATTTCAGTTCCTTTGTCATATGGTGGATCGAAGTACACTACATCGCCGGGCTTAGCATCGGCTACGCATTCGACGTAACTGCAGTTCCTTACTTGTACGGTCTGAAGGAACCTACTCATCTCTAGAATCTTATCTTCTTGTACGATATCTGGTGCGACACCATTTGTGGTGCGACCCATTGGAGAGTTAAAGTAACCTTTGGAGTTCACTCGATACAAACCATTGAAACACGTTTTGTTCAGGTAGATCGTTCTGGCCGCCCTACACCATTTAGTGAGCTGACGAATTCCACCGGTGCGATCCAATCCTCGGATCATGTGATACCATTGTGCATTATGATTCGTCTGATGCTCTCTTAGATCACTAAGAAGCTCTTGAGGATGATCCCTGATCGATTCGTACATCTCCGTAAGTTCTGAATTCATGTCACCTATGATCGTATTCGGATATTCTAGTGCGAACGCAAGGGCGCCTCCCCCTACGAAGGGTTCGTAATAAGTATTGTCTTTTAAGTATGGTTGGATTAACGGCACAAGCTCTTGTAACAGTTGAGTCTTTCCGCCAACCCATTTCAAAATAGGCTTCATAAGCATTCCTCCTATTGTATTATACCATATGTTATTAATTTATTAAATTATTAATTTAATGATTTATTAATTTATTAATTCAATGATTTATTGATTTATTAATTCAATAATTTATTGATTTATTGATTTATTAAATTTCAGATACCTGTGCAGTGAAGGCACAGCATCTGCTACCGCCGCCGGGGCGCCATCCCCAAGATATATTTTTAGTATCCTGCCACGATGTAACAGCCTGATGTCGCGATTCGATGCATTCTGAAAGTATTCTAATTTGGAACCATACAAGTCAGAGTATTCCTCGAATCTAGTAATAGTATCTAGTGAGTCATCGATCAGCAACATCATGTCTTCCCGATACATCATGTTGTCAGTACCGAATTCTATTAGTCTGTCATTTCACTTTGTAACAATCTGTCTACCAATAGGGTCAAACTCAAAGTCTATATGAACTCCTCGATAATCCAAGGGATCCCCAACATCGTAGCTAACCAGTGTTTTAGTGTGCTTCTCCATGGGGTTACAGCTCCTGGATGATCTTACGAAGTTCGTCTGATAGTTCTTTTGATACGGAGTTCTCTCTGCCATCGATCAGATAATCCCCGAGCTCTTTTTTAGTCTCAACGATTTCCCTGACGCGCTCATCGATCGTATCTGCGCATGTAAGGACTGTGACGAAAGCAGGTCTAGTATTGGTAACCCTCCAGATACGGTCAGTGCTCTGTGAGAACGCAGCCCATGTGTATGGGGTGTCTACGCAGATCATGTAACTGGCAGCATTTAGTGTAAAGCCAGTCCCGCATTTGCTGTGGGTGCCAATGAACAGTTTCGAATTCGGATCGTTTTGGAATCGTTCCATGCGCTCCTGAACTTCTTGGTCACTAAAATCCCCTGTTCCCAGCATCGGCGCATATGATTCCAACATCTTAGCGAGTTGGTAACATGGTTGCTTAAACGTACTGAAGATTACTACTTTCTCTCCCTGATCCAATAAATCCTGGGCTACCTCGACGCATCTGTCTAGTTTAGTGGACTGAATACCCTGGGAGGTAAGGATTCCCGGATCTGCCGTAGCCTGACGCAATCTAGTGGTAAGGGCTAAAAGGTTGTTGGCGTTTAATGTGACCTTATCTGCTTCTGCCTTTACACCGTCTTTCACAGCATCATAGAATTTACGATGCGCATCTGACATCTCCACTAATTCATATGTGATGCTCTTCGGCGGCATATCGTCTCTGACTTGATCCAGGGTTCTTCGAATCATGCAGGAATTCAGTTCTTCCCTTAGTGTCTCTAAATTCTTGTATCCGACGATCTGTTTGTCGCCGAATCCCCCGAATTCACAGTATTGCGATTTGTATGTGGTAAGTGTGGCTTTATCGTTCTCAGTCCAGGCCAAAGGCATGTAACATGAGATCGGAGAGTTAATAAGTAACGTTCCTGTGGCAGCCACCTTATAGTAGGATTTAAGTTTTAGTAGATTCGATCCTTGTTGGGATGTCTTGCTGGCGAATCTATGAACTTCATCTACAGCGATTAAACCAAACTCGTTTTTGGATTTCGCGAATGCATCGATCACATCGTCACTTCTTAGTGTGGCTGCGTTGACGATCACGAAGAATTCTGAAATTGGTTCTTTTAGAATCTTCGCGCGCTCTGGCATGGTAGCGTAACTGATTTTGCCGTTCCTACTAATCTTCTCTCCCAACACCAGGCAGGATTCTGTCGAAAACTTCCCGATTTCGCGTTTCCAGTTCTGTCTGAGCGAATCGACCCCACAGATAATCAAACAGTGGTCGATTTGTCCTCTTCTCTTAAGCGTCTCGGCATACCAAATGATCTCATTGGTCTTTCCCAATCCCATGGAATCAAGTAACAACCATTTAGTGTGGTCTGGGTGCAACCCATAGTTAATCCCCTCGATCTGATGTCTAAACGGCTTAGAACGAAATTGGTCTATTTCCGATTCAGTCAATTCGAAATCGCCCGGGTTTGGAATCGGGTCGTTTTCATCTGCAAGCTTTAGTGTTATAACGTCAAAAAACGTCAAGGCATCCAATGCCATGGCGAGACAGTCTGCAGGTATTTCCCAAGTATAGTCTTTCTTGTGATAATAGTAAGTCGGCAAAGACTTAAGAGTATCTACGATGTTCTGATTATAGTCAAAGTTTATTGCGAAGCTAGAAAGTCCTGATATTTTTCTTGGGGGTCTGAGTTCAGTGACGTAGATCATTTGAAATCACCCCGATTTGGATTAGTCGTCTAACAACGATACGTAAGGATTAGAGAAATCCTTTTCTTCGACTTGCTTCTTCACCTTGTAGCTGATCACCGGTTCCACTATGAATGGTTTTCCGCATTCGAAGCATATGAACTCTTCGGCTTGACAAGGTTCTTCGCCTTCTCTATAGTCTAAGTAGATGATCTTTCCCAAAGCATCTCGGACTACTGAATCATTCCTACCTAACATGTCCTCTGGGTAGAAGATATCCGCCGGTGTGTATTCATAGCCGCAGTGTGGGCACTTGATTACTGTTCAATTTTGGTTAGTCTTCTCCATGTTGAAATCTCCTTGATTTGAAATCACCCTATTTTCGCGCACGTATGCATATGTGTGCACGCATTCAGATCTGAAGCTATATATAAGCTATAACGTTAAAGCTTTAGATCTGATATAAGTATTAGATATAAGTTAATAATATAATTATGTGCTATTAATTCATTAATTTATTAATTTAATAATTTAATAAGCGTATAATATATTGGGAATACATAATTGTATTCTGCGAAATCGGCCTAATTTCAGATTTAGCTGAATTAAGGGAGCGAGCTCCCAGGAAACCGTTGGTTTCCATAATTAGGAAAAATGAATTTAGGGTATTTACAGAATCATTATAACTTCCTATTATATTATACGACGGAAGTGCTAGAAATATTAGCATTAATTTAATAATTTATTAAATTAATGACCTGTTTAAAAATTCCTAGCCTTATTGCTTTAAAAACCAGGGCGAAAATGCCTTGATTTCATTTAATACAAATAATACTTTAACGAAATAACTTCAAAATAGCCCCAGAAAGCCCATATTCGCGTTCTGGGGAGTTTTTATTATTAGCCAGGTAGTTTATATATACAGGCATCAAAACGTCTCAAAATGGACGAATTTGAAAACGATCTGATTTCAAAAATGAAAACGATCCAATTTCGCCTTTTAATAATAATACCTCCCCATTGTATTATAACGCAAAAAGGAGAAAATGAAAACACTTTTTTTCCAAAAACGAAAACGATCTGTTTTCGCGCATACGCGTATATGCACGCGCGTAAAATGAAAAAGATCTGTTTTCAAAAACGAAAACAGATCAATTTCGGCTTTATATGAAACTTAGTAGTTTACTGTAATGTTAAGGATGCCTAATTGGTGGTTCATTCGAGGATCCATCTCCCTATGCGCCGCGAACCTCCACACCTTATATAGGATGAAGGCTAGTCTAAGCATAATCCTCTCTTCGCCGTTAATGGTGTCTGGAATATTAGCCAAGCGATCGATGGAATGCTTCTGCCAGGAAAGCTCGTTGGTCCTTACCAATAGATCGACGTCCGCGATTCCGCCGCCTACCAGTTTAGTGGAAAGCTTGAGCGTATAGTCGCAGTCTTGTCCTCCGATTTGTGTTCCGCCGTTCATGTAGGCATTCCAAAGTTGGGCCGGTTGTTTAGAAAGAGAATGAAGATTGATATTAATCCCTTTCCTCTCATATAGGATATCGGTCGCTTTGCGAAGCACTCTAAGCGGATTGATCTCCCTGCCTTCGGCGACCATGGTCCTCTCATACCATTCCTCATAGTGTCGCTTGATGGCTTGGCGGAACTCGTCGACTAGTATAGGTCTTTGCGTAGGGGACGACAACGCAAGCGGATCCATTGGCCCGCCTCCGAATCCAAGCATCGTCTCTGAAAAGCAAAGGTCGAACGTATCGTTCCTCGAATAGTTCCAAATGAAATCCTTAAGGCTTTCGTCTTTGAAGCGGACCTTAAAGAAACCAATTTGAATGGAAATCCCCTCAATGGATAAATGAATATCGTCTTTAGTGAGAGTTGCCAACACTTCCTTCAGCAAGTCATAGACCGCCTTCTGTTTCTCCGCGTCGCTCATATATAATGGCATCATAGTCTCTCGTCCTCCCGTCTCTACATTAATATTATACCATAGGTACAGCGATAATGTAAACGAAAATTTTCAAATTTAGGCGAGAATGTTTTCATATAGGCGGAGGGACGGCGTAGAGTATCGCACACCCGCACACGTATGCGCACGCGCCTTGGGTCGGCCTTACACTAAAAAAGGGTAAAAGAAAAAAGCCTGTTACCCAGGACTTTCTTGCTCAAGCGAGCGGAAAAGCCCCATTTAACAACCTTCATTTATTTTAGCTAATATTTTTTAATAAATTATTAAATTATTAAAATACAAGCCCCTAAGCATCCGCCGGTATGAGATTATCGGGCACGGCGAAGTGACTTTTCCTAAGCGATACCCCAGGATTCTTGGAGTCCTTCCTGCCGTTATATAGGTCTCCGCACATGAACGTATGCAAATCGATTTGCTTCAGCTTCTTATAGTCTACCGTTAGGCTGTCGTCCCTTTCTCCCTTTACCTTGGATTCATAGTGGATGTCGGTCACGTCTTCGTATGGGATGATGTCGTATTTTCTTACGTTATTCTTAATGTAATAGTAATAGAAGTGTCTTTTTTCTTGGTCGAAGTATACGTTCCTATATAGGTACTGTCTGTCGTTTACGTATGTCCTGATATAATATAATGTGTTTTTGCTGGATGTTTCTAAAGTACGAATTTCCCTCTTCGGTTCTTTTTCTTCCGGTTCTTCATATGGGATTCCCCATCTTCTGCAGCTGGCCATTTCGTTCCTTCTGCGTCTCTTTTCGTATTCTTCTTCCAACATGTGTTTCGCGCAACCCATATTATATCGCCTCCTTGTTTTGCTTGAAAGTCGGGGTCTACCCAAAACGGCTTCGCCGTGATTACCTCAAACCCCTAACCCCTTCTCCTGCTATTCGTCTATGACGTATGTCACGGTGATAGGGACGATTATGTATTCTTCAGTCGCCCTTCCCGGCAAGTTAACGAACATTTGCTTTTCTTCGTTCCAGGTTATTCCATACCAGCTGTTGTTGAAGCTGGACTTGGCTTTGGCGAAAGAATTGAATAAATGGATGTTTGTTTTCGATTCATCTAACGTCGCTACGTCGGTGAAGTAATAGTTCCTCGATAACCCGACTTCGACTTTCTTCCTGTCTGCCGTCATGATGCAGAATCTTTGTAGCGTTATGGTCATAGGTAATCTCCTGTAGTTGTGTCATTGGTGTTCATATTGTTATTTGACACTGTTGTATCTGGACCATTATATGGTTCTGAGTAATTCGTTTTGTATATTCTATTATAGGCTTGGGTGAAGGTGAGGTTGTGTTTCTTCATATATCTCTCTACCTTGGCTT